TTAGTATATGACGACTGATTTTATCTATGGAGATCATATAAGTGATCTCACTATTGACAATTTACTGGAATTTTGGGATAATTGTACTTATCTTAAAAAGGTTAATGGAGAGTTCTCTGATGGTGTAGACCCTACCATCAAGAAGTCTGTTGATATGGCAATACCTCCCTTCCTCAATGAGAAGGCAGTTCGTATTTTCTTAGGAGAACTTCAAACAGTTCTTGATAAATACCTTGAAAGATTCCCGTACGCTTGTATGGCACCCGTTGAATTAAATGAACCATTTAATATACAATGGTATCCTGCAAATACAGGTGGTTATCACCGCCCTCATTGTGAAAGAATAGGGTCTGGTAAGACTGCATCCTATAGGCATCTTGCTTGGATGACTTACTTAAATACAGTTAATGAAGGTGGTGAAACGTACTGGGTACATCAAGATAAAAAAATAAAACCTGAGAAAGGTTTAACTGTGTTCTGGCCAGCAGATTGGACTCACGTTCATCACGGTCTTACATCACCAGAAGAAAAAATGATCGCTACAGGATGGATTTCCTACGCATAAATAAAAACGGAGGATAACTTAAAAATGGCAGCAACTGCTTTACAAGGTAAAACTGATGTGATGGGTCGCGACGGATTCACTTGGTGGGTCGGAGAAGTCGAGGATAAAGAAGATCCACAAGAGATTGGTAGAGTTCGTGTTCGTATTTTAGGATGGTACACAGGTGCTCAAGCAAAAGAAGCATACTTAACAACGGTTCCTACTAAGTCATTACCTTGGGCAACAGTTTTATTGCCTACAGACCAAGCAGGTATAAAAAATACAGGAACTGCTACAGCATTGGAAGTTGGTGCACAGGTTCTAGGATTTTTCTTAGATGGAGAGGAAGCACAACTACCAGTTGTTATAGGTTCTTTTAGAGGATTTAAGACGGATGAAAGTGGTCAAGATTCAGAAGTTGCTAAAACTGTAATAGCAGATGGAGAAAAGGCAGAGGAATATCCTGTACAATCACAAGATTTATCAGGTGGAGAAGTAGCAGGTGGAAACCCGTTTAACAAAACAGGAGAACAACCTGCTAATACAGATGGTGGAGAGTCAACAGATAGAGGTTTACTTGGTATTTTAAGTAGAGGTCTTGAAGGTCATTATGCTTCAAACCCTATGGTCATTCCAACTTCAGTATTTGGTATTGCAGATGGAGCAGCAGGTCCTGCGGGATCAGGTTTTGAGACAGACTTAGAAAGAATGTTGACAGAAGCAGGTAATCTTGCAGCAACATTAGCAGTAGACCCTTTAGGTAATTTAGTTTCTATTGTTACAGGAAAGAAAGTAGATAATAAAATATTAAGTAAGGCAATAAGAGGTATCAACTTAGCGATTGCTAATGGTATCTCAGGCATTATGTCTTGGATGAAAGAGGTAATGGCAAAAATTATTGAGTCTGTGATAGGTAAATTAAAATCACTACTTAGTAATGTAATTCCTACAGGTATCATTACCACTCTAATGGATGTTGCAGGTATGTTATTTAACGTATTCTGTATGTTTGAAGCGTCTCATATTCTAGGTATTATTCGATCTGCATTTACCAATACCACTGCGTTTGCTAAATCGTTGGCAAATATGGTTGTGAAGAAAGTATTTGATGGTATTTCAACTGCTATTAGTGGTGCAGTTGGTGCCATAATGGGAAAGATCAAAGAAGGTTTACAAAAGATAGGAAAAACTATTAATGTTATTGTTTCTGCAATCGCTACAGCAAGAGACGCTATTGGTAAATTTAGAGCATTAGTAGGAAAGATCACAAGTATTTTCCAAATGGACTTTAGTAAGTTGAACTTCCAAAATATTGTGAAGTTAATTCTTGGTCTTATTATGTCACTTCTCAAGAAAAAGAATTGTGGCAGAAAAATACGAAAATCACGAAGTAACTTCTGGATGCCACTGTGGGGATCTAGTACCTGTGAATCACCTCCAGAGTTTATGAAACGAGAGGTTAGTGTAGATGTTGTAACTGGTAAACCAAAAACACAAGGTGATATTATCACTGAAATGTATCAGGGTCTGAAGTCTTATGATATGGAGATCCAGTCATTTATGAACGGATCATCTATTGTTCAAGATAATAATGCAGGTAAACAAAAAACTATCGTCTCAGACACAGGTGGACAAACTAGAATATCTGATAGTTTTGGTAATACACATTATAATATACCTGGAAATGAAACTAAAATTATTGGTGGTGATGAGTGTTTAAACGTCAAAGGTAATCGATGTGTGACTATTGAAGGTGATTACACCTTAAAAGTCAATGGAGATTTTAACATAGAGGTTGGTGGATCACATAATACACACCAATCTAATGGTGTTGGTTTAGAAGAGGGTGAAAGTGATGTTCTTGATGCTAATTATGACGGTGACACACCAGGTGAACAACAAGCAAAATCTACAGAAGTTATTGCTGCTGATCACGAAGTAAACTATCAAGGAACTTGGGGACTACAAGCATCTAATATTACCCTAACTGCTATTGGTGATTTTGAAGTTGATGCAAACAGTATAACTAACAAAGCAACAGCGATGATGAACTCTATCTCTGGTGAGATCATCAACGAGTGTGCTTGGCAGACTAATTTTGTAAACAATCAGATCTATACAATGATTGGTATGTTAAATCCAATTCCAATCGCTATTACAGGTAGATTAACTATGATTAAAGGTCCTGATGTTGTATTACAAAGTGAAGGATTAACAGGATCATTATTACCTGCTGCTTATATACGTTCTGTTGTAGGAATGACAAAACCTTGTGGTATTGTTGAGACTATGGGAGGTGCAGTTGGTTCTGTTAGAGCAACTATTGGTCTTGGTAAAGGTGTTCCTTCAATTATTACAGAAAGAATTAAAGGTATAGGTGCTATAACAAATAGTGTTTTAGGTGTAGGAACTATAAGATATGGAGTAACAGCAGGTAAAGCATCCTTTGGGTGTCGTGCAGGTCCTACAACAATCTATGGGTTGCCAATTATGCTGAACTAAGTTAAAATGTTTAGTGAAGAGTATCTTATATGGTTATTAATGGAAACTTACATTGATTATGTTTGGATAAATTTTACCAAACGTGAAATAAAATACAAAGACAGCGATGGTCACGAAGAGACAATTACCTATGCTTTTGATGAGTCAGGTGGTGATCTCTTCACTCTCGCAGTTACAATGATACAAGAAGGTGTAGAACCTGACAGGAGACATTACAAATTATGATCAGAATTACAAAAGAAGAAGCAGTTGAGAACTTAAATTTCATTTTCAAAATTGTTGAACGAGGTGAAACAGTTCTCATAGAAGGAGACAAAGGGAATATCCTAATGAATGGAATCCCTGACGGACAATTACAGGTAGAAGCATTAGAGACTCCACCTATACCAATGACAGGTCCACCACCCCCTATACCTGGTGTTACCTTGCCAAGTGATGCAGAAGTCAAAAGTTACGTGACTGAAACATTAGGTGAACTCAAGGAGCAATTATAATATATAAAATATACGATGGATCAACAACCTTTTCTGGATCTTTTGGTTCACCACTGGCATAATTTAAGACAAGCACAGATGTGGCCATCGTCTTTCGCATATATCCATTACCTATGGTACTTCAATGACGAAGGACGATTAGCATCAAAACAGTGGTATGACTGGAACGGTGAAGTGTATCGTGAACGAACACATAACGTCGTTTCTAAAAAAGATCACGTACTATTAGAAACATTTAACGCTGATAAAAAAATGCCTAGTCTTATCTTCACAGAAAGTGAAAGAGGTTGGATAGGTAAAAACGAACCTAATGCCCACAATGGCAGAGGTGTAGTTGTTTCTACAATAACTTTAACTAAAGATTCTTTTGAGTCTGACGATAAAGGGTACGATGAAGAGGGAGAGTTGCTCTGGGGTTCCAAAAAAGGTCCTTTCTTGTTCAGCAAATGTACCGCATCTATTCCGACTTCCGTTATGTCGTCAAAATAGGATTGTGTAGAATTTATTATCTTAACGGTTTAGCATTCACTTTCGACGAAATACAAAATCCTGATTCCCAAACAATAGATTTGGCAAATCAAAATTCTTGGTGTACAATGGATGAGATTTATAGATCATCTTCTTATCTCATACAAGAATTATGTCATCCAATTATATTTGAGTTAGATGCACATTTAATTCATTGTGAAGAAGAAATACCCTATTAACTTACAAAAAAAACATATGCAAATACAACTGTGGTATTGTAATGAAATGCACCAGTGGAGATGGTCGATGACCGACCAACATAATCTTGCCTACCAAGCAACAGGTCAACAACCTAGTGTTAGAGACGCTATGCTCGACGTAGCAAGAACTGTTGAACATACAAATTATTTAAAATTTCCAGAATAAAAAAGAGGTCCCTAGCGACCTCTTTTAGTTTATCTTTCTAGAACAGAGCGACAGTATCGTTTACAAGTACTTTGATCATCGCTACATTCTACTAAACAATCGTAATACTCTGATATTCTGAGATCTTCTGATGGGTTATCCCAAGAATTGAGTTGATTGTATGATATAATGTTATGAGACATAGTTTTGCTCCAATTCAGTTTTATATGATATAATATAGAACAAAGGTTTAAAGCATAGGTCTTATCCTAATTCTATTTTTATTTATTGTTTATGAAACGTGATAAAATCTCAAAAGTAAGAGCACAAGTGAAGTCTAGGTGGTATTACTTATTCTGGGGTGCTGCTACAATATCTGTTTTTGCGGGTCAAATTTACGTAGGAACGGGGTACCGCAGTATGTCTGGATCTATTGACACATTAATCCAACAAGTATCTGAGAGATAAATAAAATTAATATTAATTATTAATTTATGTTATCAACTGCCTATCGTCTTCGGTTAGAAGGCATCTGCAAATCTATTGCAGCAAACCAAGAAGTAAGTTTAGATGATATGATATGGGCAGAAAAATTATCAAAAAGAAATACATCAGCAAGAGGAATGCTGAGTCAAGCAAGAAGATTAACAACGGACACAGACTCAACTTTTCTTAAGTACTTGGATATAGGAGACTCGGATTCAAGGAAACACAAAAAGGGTTTCAGTGGTGCAGATGATATAGCAAACTGGTTTCATAATGACAAACGATCAGACGATTGGAGACAACGAGACTAATGAACGGAAGATTAGACAAAGTAGCAATGACTAATAGGTTAATGCAACTCAAAAGAGAATTACACTATAAGTGTGAGATAGGAGAAAAGAAGGAAGGATATTGCAGAGGAGCAAATGATTATCTCAATAGAACCTTTGATGTATTAGATGAATACTGGCAGTGACAGAACTTGTATAAATAAGATTGTATCAAATACCGCCTAGAGTGCTGTGGGAACAAAAAGAATTTCGCAATTAGAAACTCTGGCAGACGAGGTATTGACTGGTGAAGCGATTCTACCTGTTGTTATCTCCGATCCTCTAATACCAAATAGAAAAGCAAGGATAAACCAACTTTTTAAAGGTGTAAGTGCGGGATCACAGTCTCAGCCAGGGTTATCCTTCGATTTGGATAGGGACACTGGACTATACCAGAACGCATATAACGAGATAGGACTTGCTTTCGGTACATCATCTATGTACTATAGGAAGCAAAATAATGCTGACGGATCAGCAACTATTCGTTTGATTGCGGGTGACACAACTTCATCCAATGTTAACATTGATCTCAGACCGCAAGGTTCTGGGAAATTTTTAGTGAATGGACCTACAGAACTTACAGACGTTAACTTTTTCTTAGCAGACGACCAGAACCCAGATAAAAGAGCAAAGTTTGAAATTTCTAATGTGTCAACAGGAGCAGGTATTCGTACCTTTGCTTTACCTAACACAGGAAGTTTTACATCTACAACTCTTATAGGTAACGATACAGCACAAACAATATCAAATAAGACTATCATCATACAGGATGGTAACTTACAGATAGTTGGTTCTTCTAATGCAGGAAAAGTAGCAAAGTTTGAAACTGACTCTTGGGAAGCACCAGTAGAACATATCTACAGACTACCTGACTATGGAACATCTGCATCACAGTCAACTCTGATAGATACTATTACTGAGCAAGACATCAGTAACAAGAATTTGATCAACCCTTCAATATCTGATATTGCATCGGGTGATCCAAATAATCCAACACCTAAAGTTACCTTTGGATCAGGTGACGTTACTACAGACAGAGTAGTAACATTTCCTGACCAATCGTTTACAATAGCAGGTATTGACGCAACTCAAAACTTTACGAACAAAAACTATGCAGACCCCTACTTTGTTAGTGGTGCTGATTTAACTGCTCGTATTTTCTTTGATTTAGCAAATGTTTCGGGTGCAACTACTCTTAAATATGAGTTCCCTGCAACTAACCTAAATACAAATATACTTGCAAACAACACTTTAGTTGCTACGCAAGCAACACAGGTTTTAAGCAACAAATCTATTGTCGCATTAAAATTAATTGATGAAGTAGATGATCAAAGGATTGTTAACCTTGATCTAAGTAACATCACAGGAACTAAAACAATTCAGTTTCCAGATGCTGATGCTACACTTCTATCAACAGCAAACGTAGGCACATTGGGTGTTTCGTTCGGTGGTCCAATTTCGGCACCTGATCTAGGTGGCAGACTTAGATTACAACAACATTTCGCAGCAGGATGGTAACTAAACAATGACAGCAGGAAGACTAGCAGCGGTAGCACCGTCTGCAACTACAAATACAGTCTTATACAGTTCAGATATTAATGATACTACATCAGGTGTAGTACATATATGTAACCGTGGAGGTTCAGCAGGAACGTATAGACTGGCACATAAAGATTACACTCAAGAACTTACTCTTGATGCTAATACATATAAATTTCAAAAAGGTAATGTAGTAACAAAGTACAAGTTAGCACTAACCCCAGGATTGACTGTTGGAGACGCAACCCCAGGTTTAGCAATCTCAGGTGCTCAAAGTAATTTTACAGCAAAACTTGCTGACGTTGTAAAAACTACAACCACTACAACTTACTCAGTAAAAGTTGCAACCACAAGTAATATTGGAGTTGACTCAGCACAAAATGCGGGTACATTCCAAGGTGGTGAAACAATAACTGGTAGTGTCTCTGCATTGACTGCGACATTCAGAGGAACATCATCTACTGGTTTAAATATTGAGATGGCAAATATGGGAACTGGTGTTACCTCAGTACCTGTTACTTCTGCCACAAACATTAGTGCTAACGATTATCTATTCTTATCTGACGGAACTGCATCTGCCGAGGTAGTTACTGTCACTAACGCTGCATTTAACTCTGGAACTACAGGACCTGGAGTTTTAACAATAACACGTGGAACCTTTGGTACAACTCCTGCAACACATTCCCCAGGTCAATACGTAACAGCATACACTCCGTCAGGAACTACCACAACTATTAACGAGGGTGGTACATTCGCGTCAGGAGACACAACTTTGACTGTAACCAATGGTGCTGCCATACTTTCTGGTTCATACATTGTTATTGGTAATGAAATTCTACAAGCAACTAACGTTTCTGGTAATGACGTTACAGTTACTCGTGGACAAATGGGAACCAGTGCTGCTAACCATAACGATGGTGTTAACGTAACTCCATTAACAGCAGCGGGTTCAGCAGGTTTCTATATCTTTGTTACAGGTGAGACATTAACAGGTGGTACATCAAACGCAACTACTGTTGTTCAAGATACTATTACAGTTGACAAAACATTTTCAGCGGGATTTATCTGGGCAATAACAGCAGGACAAGAGGTTGTTCCTGAGACTACATTCTCAATAAACATTGATCAAACATATAGATTTGACATTTCTGACTCATCTAACACAAGTTTACCTTTCAGATTTTCTGACGTTAATGAAGGTACAAACGCTACTCCAACCCCAGGAACTGAGTTCACAACTGGTGTTACAAAGGTTGGTACAGCAGGTTCTGGTGGTACTGCATACATTGAAATTGCAATTTCTGCTACTACTCCTGATCCTATATTCTATTACGCTGAAGGACAGGCAGGATACTCTGGATCTATTGATGTAAACCCAGATCCTACTTTTACAGAAGTATTCATCTATGATGTAGTTGGAACTCCTGTGACTGGTAATACATTTACAGTTGGTACTGCATCACAGACTGTTGGTACTGTAACAGCAGGTGCCTTCGGATATGTAACTTCTTGGGATACAACTACAAGTAAGTTAAAAGTATTTGTTGATAATGATTCACCTGCTGCATTTGCAGGTTCTGATACATTCCCAGATACACCCCCTGGTCAAGGACCTACAAGAGCAGTAGCAACAGTAAGTAGTGTAACTGCTGCAAGTGATGTAGAAACTGGAGACTATCTTTACTATGATACTGCTATTGGTGCTAACGCAACAGCAGAACATAAAGGTCTAATTATAGGACCTGGATCACATTTAATTGTATATGCTTCAAGTGCAGATATGAGTGCACAAGTGAATGGATTTGTTAACACAGTAAGTGATTACAGCATCGTAGATTACGTTCCTCCCGCAGGTGGAATTGGTGGTGGCGGTGGCGGTGGTGCTGCACCCTAACTAAATATAAACAGAAGGAAATCCTAGATGGCATTAACTCGTCTTAAAAATATCATCACGTCGAGGACTGGTCGTATTATATACGTCAACCCTGATGACTTCGATGCGTCGGATGCGTATGACAACCGAGGTAACTCTGCGTTACGACCTTTTAAGACGTTGCAACGTGCCTTTTTAGAAGTGGCAAGATTTTCATATAGAGTTGGTTTAAGTAATGACGAATTTGACGCATTTAGTATCTACCTATATCCCTCAGAGTATGTTATAGACAACAGACCTGGGGTTGCTACGTTTGGAGAGATCACTCCATTTGATGAAAACTCTAACTTTGACTTAACTTCCTCAAATAATATCTTATACAAATTTAACTCTGTTAACGGTGGAGTTATATGCCCAAGAGGTGTTTCTGTTGTTGGATCTGACTTAAGACGTACAAAAATTGTACCTAAGTATGTACCATATCCCACAACACAAGCATCATTAGGTATCTCCTCTGCTAACGAACCGTCTACGTCTGCTATATTCAGACTGACTGGTGGATGTTATTTCTGGCAGATGTCATTCTTTGATGGAGATAACAACGGTGTATATTATAGACCAGAACTTACTGATGTCATTGCACCTAACTTCTCACATCATAAGATAACTTGTTTTGAGTATGCAAACACTACAGACCTAGATCTTTACTACCAAAAGATTTCTAAGGCATATGCAACAATTCCTGATACTTCTGGTAACATTGCACAAGACCAGATACAGGCAAGAGTAGAAGAAAATAGAATCGTTGGACCTATCTCAGATGAATTCAGAGTCTCACAAATCATCAGAAACGGACAAACAGCGACTGCGTTTACTGTTGACATTCAAGATAATCCTGTTAATCACGGTTTCTCTGTCGGGGTCGCGGTCAATATCTCAGGGGTCACGGGCCCAACTGAGGCAGATGCGAATCTTTATAACGGATCCTTCCTTGTAACGTCAGCACAGGGCAACCAGTTTACATATCAGATGAGTTCTGAACCAACTGGTAATGCTATTGGTTCTAACGTATTGGTTAAAGTTGAGATTGATACTGTTGACTCTGCATCACCTTACGTATTCAACTGTTCACTAAGATCAGTTTGGGGAATCAACGGTATGCACGCTGATGGTTCACAGGCAACTGGTTTCAAATCTATGGTTGTTGCCCAGTTTACGGGTATCTCACTACAAAAAGACGATAGAGCATTTGTTAAATACAACGCTTCAACAGGTAACTATGAAGCACAAGCAGCGGGTTCGGGTGCACATATTGATGGTCTAGCAAAGTATAGAAAAGGTTGGCGACACGTTCACATCCACGCATCTAATGACTCATTCATACAGGTCGTTTCTGTGTTCGCTGTGGGATTTGGAGATCACTTCTTCTCAGAGAGTGGCGGTGACTTATCAATCACCAACTCTAATAGTAACTTCGGTAATACATCTTTAAGATCAAAAGGATTTAAGTCAGCAGCATTTACAAAAGATAAAGCAGGACAGATAACACACGTCATACCTCCTAAAGATTTGTCTGACGTTGCAGAAGTATCAATTAACTGGGTTACATTAGATATTTCTAAGATAAAAGCAGCAGCAGACCCAACAAAATTATATTTGTATGGTTATACTAATCAAAATGCAAAACCACCCTCAAAAATACAGGGTTATACAGTAGGTGCAAGAAAAGACTCACCTACATTACCAGATAAAGTTAACGTACTATTGATAGCAGCGGGAGCAAGTGCACCTACAACACATAGTGCAAAGATTGATCCTTCTGGACCAGAAGTTACAGGTACATCCCCAGGTGATGATGCAAACCCAATTAAATATGATACCAACCAATCTAACTGGTACATACAGGTTGACTCATCAAATAACGACATTTATACTACACTAATCGCAAACAGTCAGTACAATAACTTAGGATTTACACCTACTACATTCATTAGACGTGTTCCTGATGCAAGAGACTTGAAAGATAGAATCTACAGATTTAGATATGTATTAGACAAGGATGCCTTCCCAGTACCTAGAACTCCTATTACTGGTTTTGTTATACAACCTAGATCATCTGAAACTAACTCTCCTGCATACGATAAAACATATTACATATTTGAAGTTGAGACATTCCAAGAGTTTGAACGTGGTGTCGCTGATGGTATATATTATCTAACTATACTTAATGCTAGTGTATCACCTGCAACATCAAACTTTGATAACTTTGCTTTCTCACAGCAGACTGTTGATGTGTATCCTACATTTGATAGAGATAATCCACTTGCAGACCCAGGA